TAGGAGAAGGGTATGCAGGTTAGTTTTTAGTTATCAGTATTTCATAAAGCGTGTCTAGCTTATTTTCTATGCGCCTGACTCTGCCTTCTAAATTATGCCCACCATTGTGGTCATCTTTAAGCTCTGACAAATAGTGTTTGACAAGCCATCTAATACCTGCAAAAACAGAGGCAACAATTGTTAAAATAGCTACTGCAAGAGCGGCCATGTCATTGGCACTCATTTACTATTGCGGCCAAAGGCCTTATCTTCGCCATCAAAGTATCTAATCAAAGGGGCGACTAGCGCACCTGCAAGGATAGATAGCTCAGGGCGTATATCAGCTACCAAAGCTAAAGCTGTAGTGACAGTGGCAGCGGCTACGCTGCGTGCATAAGATTTAACAATTGCCTTTTGTTTTGCACTAAGTTTCATTTTATTCCTAACTGTTTGATTTTATTTTGCACCTGAGTTTTTGTCATGGCTATTTCAAAGTGCATCTCATCCTTACGCTTTTTGTAATTACCGCCCCAAGCCAAGCCATACTTAACTAAAAGCAATTGTATAGTATTTGTTTGCTCTTTTGTAAATGTATTTGATTTACCTAAAGGGTGTTTTGTAGCGTTCAAATCTACAGCTGTACCGGATGAGTGATTGCTTAGGACTTTATCTGATCCTCTAGTCATCCTAAAAGCATAACCCCAGTCATCTAATTGACCTTTATCAATAGGCTCTACAAGCTCATGAAATTCTTTACAAAAGGCAACAAGTATTGGTGCTACATCTTTTGCACATGCAATCTTAAGTGATGTGCCGGGTATGGCAAAGGATTGTATTCCTATAGCTTTGCGGTCTTCACTAGCCGGCCATCCATTAGGACTTGTTAGCTCAATAATTCTTGCCATCCATTACACACTTCCTAAAGATTGTGCTATAAACCTAAAGCCCTTAAATCATCAGTAGTTAAACCTAACGCGGCTAACTTACTTTTGGCAGTTGCCTTGGCTTGCGCCTTTGCTTCGGCTTCAACTTGTTCGGCTTGATAATTTTCAATATCTTTTAGATGTTGAGTATATTCGGCAGCGTTCATTTCTCTGTCAGTTATTTCATTTGTTTCAACATTGTGTATTCTTATCATTGGTTTATTCATATTATTTTATTCCCCATAATATATAAGTGCCACCGCTAAAAGTAGCAGTGCCACTAGATGTTGTAATTTGTATACTTGTGATGGCAGTTGCGCTATTAAATCTTACATTTCCAAAAATAGCACCAGAAGCATTAGCAAACCCCATATTTATATTTTTATAATTAGTTGAATCATAATCACTAATAGAAATAAAAGCACTTGTATTTTCTGCAGATGTATCTAAATCGTATGTAGCAAAACCACCTCGCGCCGTAGTAGTTGGGCCACCATTTACAACAGAAGTACTGCCTGAATATATACCTGCTTGAGAATACACAGAATTTGAATTGCTATTAAATCGGTAAGCAATTTGTGTATTATTATTAACAAATGGATTACTAATTTCTAATAATAAAGAATTGTAACCTGAAAAACTAGTAAGTGAAACAGAAGTGCCAGACAACGAACCAGTTGCAATTGAAGTCATACCACCGCTAGAAACAGTAGCCCATTTAAGACCAGTAGCCTCGGCACTATCAGCAGTAAGGACTGTGTTGTTTGCACCTACGCCAAGACGGGTATCGCTAGTGCTAAAAGTATAAAGGTCACCCTTGGTAGTCAGAGGTGATGCTGCTCCAACCTGTATAAAATCATAAAATACTGAGGATGATGTGCTAACAAAATACAAAATACCTGCATCATTTTGTGGCAATATTAAACTGCCAGCTGTTGCCACTGTAGCTGAACCGGCAGTTATTGTAAGGTTACCGCTTCCTAGATTTTGTATAAATACTGTGTCACCGGCTGCAAACAATCCTGTATTGACTGTGATTGTTGTAGCACTGGTAGAGGTCATTGAAATTGTTGTACCAGCATCCGCGGCTACTAATGTGTATGAAGCTGTTTTAGCAGATGCAGCTCCGCCTAACATTGCGGTTTGTTGTAAAGATGTTAATTGTGCGGCAGTCAAAACCTGCCCAACTGTAAAAGATTGCTTTGCCATGTATCTCCTAGTAGCTCAAACTGTCTTCATCAATTCTTCCATCCACCGGTGAGTCTAGCAAAAAACCTACGGCAAAGGGTTGAGCGCATGAAAATGTTACAAGAAAAGAATTAGGTGTGATTTGATATTGTACACCGGCTATAACGCTATCACTGACCACATTGCCGGCAGGTAAGGTTTGTGTGACCTCAATAGGGTTAAAAATGTCAAGCTCTAAAGCTGCCGTAGTCCTTGCAGGATCATCTTGGCCATAGGCATCTACAGTCAAAGAGTTAAGCTGTATATCAACACCTTGCTCTTTGCGTGAGGCAATAATCATTTGTGCCTGAGATAAGGCATCTGCCTCTGTTTGCATGATGCCTGATCTAACTCTACTATGCTGAAAATAATCGTCAATACTTGCCAAATCGCTTGCGGTCTGACCACTCAACCCAGCCGGCGTAACTGTAACCTTGTTAATCATTTGAAAATCAGATATATCAAACTCAACATTTTGATAGGTAATATCACCTGATCCATTGACATCTGAAAATTTTGTAAGTGTAGATCCAGAGGCAGTAATAATGTCTGTCCTTGACATGAACTTAACAAAGCCCCTCTGATCTACATATAGAGCCCCGGTTTCTGTCTGCTCAATTTCTTGCAAAGCTGCAAGTAAAGATCTTGAATTGCCGCTATCGGCTTGCACTGTAGTAGTAGATGTTGTAGATATGTCCCTCATAAAAGCCGGCCACTCTCCAGCATCAAGCAAACTTGTAACCCTTTGCGCTGTGGTCTGTCCGGCAGTGCCACCGCTAATTGTGGTCAAAGTGGTTAGGTTTAGCAGCTGAAAACCATCTACACAATTAAGTGTGACATAGGCAGGGTCAAATCCGCTAGGGCTTTTGTAATTCCACTCTTGTACATAAAAAGATCCAAGATTGTAATTTATATTATTAAAGGATGCAGTCATGCGGATCTTACGCATAGGTTTAATTTTGCCATACAGAGGTGATGATGTATTAGCAGGATTAAAAGTACCTGTTTGATCAACAAATACTATCTTTGCGCTGCCGCCTATAAATGAGTCAGATGATCTATTAAAGGCACGCCTTATGTAGCACTGAGTAACAAAGGCTGTTATATCTACAACATCCGCGGCAGCTGTACCAAGTACAGCCGTATCTAAAGGTGTTGCAGGGTCATCAAGTACAAGGGCAGGATCAAAACTTGCTCCGGCACTAAAGTCAATCTCTGCCTTAAATACTGCCGCTGACATTATCTACCTAGGTTTGCTAACTGGGTAACTGCACCGGTGCGGTTTAAGTTATACAAAACATCTTGGATTACAGATTGTAATTGACCCTCAGAGATTACAGAGCCTTGCACATTTACAACTACCTTTGTACCCATGCTACCCATGCGATCTAATGGGATTACAGCCTCAGCTCCGGCTTCTCCAATCATTGCCATTGTCGGCCTATTTACAATGCCACCCTCTGCCATGCGTGGTATGTCAAATAAATTCTGAAAATAATCTACTGCCTGAGCTGTGTACCTTGCACTAGATCCAGCCATGGCTCTGTTCAAACCTTGATCTCTAAGTTTCTCAAAAACTTCTTGCCCTAAAACATTTGGAGCTTCTCCAGTCAAAACAGCTTCTTGAAATTGTTTGGATGTTGTAGATTGAAATTGTTGTTGTTGATACTCAAAAGTTTGACCTAACGGCACTTGGAATTTCTTTTTATTTAGTTCATCCATCAATGCAAGCATTTTGCGCAGCTCATCATTAGCGGCAAACAATTGTTGTAGGTAAAGCAAAACACCGGTTGTAGTCATGCCCCATTTTTTAGCTAACATCTCAACCTCTGCGGTAGTAATCTGCCCATCTTCAATAACCTTGAGGACATCTGCGTATTTCATGGCTTCATCAACAGCATCTTTTGTGCCATCTGCTAACTTTTGTAATAGTTTTACGCGCAGCTCATCCTCAGCATTTAACTTACGGCTCAAGGCAGCTTGTAGGTTAATTCTGTCTAAATCAAACATAGACTCAAGCTCTGCCTTTTTCTTATCTAATGCAGCTTGAGCAGCCTTTTCTTTTGTAAGTTTTTTAGTTTTGTCTAAAGCGGCAGCGGCAAACTTGTCAAACTTTGCTTGTAAAGCGGCTAGTTTTGCGGCAAGGGCTTTTTGCTCCTCTGTTTGCTCCACAGTTTCTTTTGAGTTTTCTGCAATTTTTTTACCACTCTCTGTCAAGCCCCTAAAGCCTTCAATCCAACCGCCCAATACCGGTAT